GCTGATTAACACGCTTACCGACGCCAACGGCAGCCCTATGGTGGCTGGTCCTGTGGCCTACACTAAGCCTCCCGCCCTGCCGCCCTCTATGGCAGCTCTCCTTCAACTCACTGAAGTAGACATGCAAGAGATCCTCGGCTCCCCAGGGCAGGGAGACAAAATGGTCAGTCACCTGAGTGGCAAGACTGTTGAACTCATTCAGCAGCGGCTCGACATGCAGACCTTCATCTACATGTCCAACATGGCAAAGGCTGTGAAGCGTTGTGGCGAAGTCTGGCTGTCTATCGCTCGTGACATCTTCATCGAAGAAGGTCGCAAGATGAAGACCATTCACGAGTCCGGCAAGATGGAGCCCATCGAGCTGCTTAAGCCTGTGGTGAATGACGAAGGCGAAATCGAGTACGAAAACGACATGTCTAGTGCAGAGTATGACGTTGTCGTCTCTGTTGGCCCAAGTAGCGCCACCAAGCGGCTTGCCACTGTCCGGGCGCTCACCGACATGATGACCATGACTCAAGACCCTGAGATGACTCAGGTGCTCTCTGCCATGGCAATGCTCAACATGGAAGGCGAAGGGATCAGTGACGTTCGCGACTACTTCCGTAAGAAGCTCCTAATGATGGGAGTGCTTAAGCCTACAGAGGCAGAGGCGCAGGAAATGGCTATAGCGGCTCAGAATGCCCAGCCTGACCCGCAGGCGCAGTACTTGCAGGCAGCCAGTGAAGAGGCCATTGCACGGGCTTCTAAAGCGCAGGCAGACAGTATTCTTGCTGTGGCTAAGGCTGAAGAAGCGCGGGCCAAGACGACAGAGACGCTTTCTAAGGTTAGCACGACCGATCAGGACCGTATCTTTGCGCTTGCTGACCGTTTGACTCAGCCTGCACAGCCAATGCAATAGTTAATTTCTATTGCGTTGAGATAGTTTTAGACTTATGAATAGCACCACACCGGCAGAAGATAAAGCAACAGAAGAAGTATCCGATAAGATTGAAGTTGTAACAGAGGCTGTAGAAAATACAGAGCCTGAGAAAACTGAAGATCCCGGAGACGAAACTGTAGTTACTATCGCAGGGGAATCGCCACCCCAGGAAGAGGAAGAGAAGCAGGCGCCCGAATGGGTGCGTAACCTGAGAAAGAATTACCGCGAGTTGCAGCGCGAGAAGCGCGAACTTGAGGAAAGACTCAAATCTGTTTCACCGGCTCCAGAGCAATTTCCTGTTACGCCGGGGAAGAAACCGACACTTGAGGACTGCGATTACGATTCAGATAAGTTCGAGAACGAACTTGCTGGCTGGTTTGAACGCAAGCGTCAGTCTGAAGAGGCTGAAGCGCAGCAGAGAGCCAAACAGCAGGAGGAAGCAGAATCCTGGCAGAAAAAGTTAGCCGGTTACAATGAGTCCAAGACTGGGCTTAAAGTATCTGACTTTCAAGACGCTGAGGAAACTGTTCTTGAAACTTTGAATGTGACTCAGCAGGGAATCATTCTTCAGGGTGCTCAAAATCCGGCCATAGTTGTGTATGCTTTGGGTAAGAATCCAAAGAAAGCAAAAGAACTTGGTGAGATCACTGATCCTGTTAAGTTCGCATTTGCTGTAGCAAAACTAGAAACCCAATTGACTGTGACTTCTCGAAAACAAGCTCCTCCTCCTGAAAAAAAGATTAACGGAAACGGTAGTCTTGACTCGTCCAACGCTCAGTTGGAACGGCTGCGTGAAGAAGCAGCACGCACCGGCGACATGACGAAAGTTATTGCTTACAAACGTCAGTTAAAAAACCAATCCTAGTATATGGCTAATGCATTTAGTAAAGAAGAACGGGTAGCCTTTGAAAACCTCCTTGAAGGTTTCCAAGACGCCCTTGTCCTGTCCCGCAACGTCTCGATCTACACCACGGATCAGACGATGATGGAACGCACCAACAACACGATCTGGAGGCCGCAGCCTTATATCAGCCGCTCGTACTCGGGCACTGATATGACCTCGAACTTCCTCGATTACACCCAGCTTGCGGTTCCCGCGACAATCGGGTTCAACCAGTCTGTGCCGTGGATCATGACGGCTACTGAACTGCGTGACGCCCTTCAGGAACAGCGCCTCGGTGATTCGGCCAAGCAGAAGCTGGCGTCCGACATCAACGTGGCTGTGATGAACGTGGCCTCCGCGCAGGGCACGCTCGTTGTGAAGCGTCTCTCGGCAGCCTCTGGTTTTGACGATGTCGCCCAGTGCGAAGCCATCTTCAACGAGCAGGGCGTGAACTTCGATTCGCGCTACTTGGCGCTGTCCACCCGCGACTACAACGGCATGGCGAGCAACCTCGCTGGTCGTCAGACGCTTCAGGGCAAGGCGTTGACCGCTTATGACCGGGCCTACATCGGCCAGGTTGCGAGCTTCGACACCTTCAAGCTCGACTACTCCAATCGTATCGCTGCTGCTGCTGGTTCCAGCATCACGATTGATACTCGTGACGCTGCTTTGAACTACCAGATTCCTCGGGCCGTTACTGCGTCCCCGACGACCTCTGAGCGTCTCAATGTGGACAACCGCTTCCAGACGGTGACCGTGTCGAGCACAACCGGCGTTGCCGCTGGTGACTGCTTCACGATTGCTAACGTGTTTGCGGTGCATCACATCACGAAGCAAAACACTGGTCAGTTGAAGACGTTCCGCGTCATCAGCGTGACCAACAGCACCCAGATGGTGATCAGCCCCGGCATCGTGTCCAACCAGGTTGCCAATACCGCTTCGGCTGAGTACCAGAACTGCGTTGTGACCACGAAGGCGTCTAACGCCGCCATTGTGTTCCTCAACACTGCCGCAGCTCCCATCAACTGTTTCTGGCAGAAGGACGCGATCGAAATCCTCCCGGGTCGCTATGCAGTGCCTTCGGACGCCGGCGCCAACGTGATGCGTGCTTCCACCGATCAGGGCATTGAACTGGTCATGCAGAAGCAGTACGACATCAACACGATGAAGACTCGCTATCGCTTGGACACCATTTTCGGTGTCGTCAACAAGCAGCCTGAGATGAGCGGGATCATCCTGTTTGGTCAGCCCTAAGGCTTAGTCCTTAATCACACTGGGGAGGGTAGTTGACTCTACCCTCCCTTTTGTGTATTCAATCTGTATGCCACTGAAAAAAGGTTATTCCCCAAAAACGATTTCCAGCAATATCAGTGCTGAGATGAAATCTGGCCGTCCTCAAAAGCAGGCTATTGCTATTGCTCTGAGCACAGCTCGCACAGCAAAGAAAGCCGCAGGCAAACCCGTTGGGAAGCTCAAGAAATGACTGAGTTTCCTGCTTTGGTTTACAAGGTTCCGGGCAAGTATGTGCGCCCACATGGAACATACGATTTTACAGGAGTCAACGACGCTGAAGAACTGCAAGCCAAGCTCAAAGAAGGTTGGTTTTGCTCACTTTCAGAGGCGATTGAGCCTCAAGACAAAGAAGAAGTCACAGAAGAAGATGACACTGCACCTCCTACTCGCCAGGAACTTGAGGAAAAGGCTACTGAGCTTGGCATTAAGTTTGATGGCCGGTTTTCTGATAAGAAAATCGCGCAGTTAATCGACGAAGCACTGGCTAAATAGTATGGGTTACACCAAGAGACAGATCATTGAGCAAGCCTTTGAGGAGATGGGCCTTGCATCTTACGTCTTTGATCTGACCGCAGATCAGTTGGAGAGCGCACTGAGGCGCCTCGACTTGATGGTGGCCTCTTGGTATCTCAAAAACATCCGTATTGGCTATCCTCTGCCGATTAGCCCGGAGAATAGCAACATCGACCAAGAGGTTGATACGCCCATGCAGGCTAACGAGGCTCTGGTGCTCAATCTCGCGGTTCGTTTGGCGCCTTCTTACGGCAAATCGCTGTCTCCTGACACAAAAGCGAATGCCAAGTTGACGTATGACCAGCTTTTGATTCAAGCAGCGGCTCCGATTGAGCTACAGTACGATAAAACCTTGCCACTTGGGGCTGGATACAAGCGCACAGAGCGTGTATTTGTAGACGTACCGAATTTAGATCCAGTACAAGTACAGCCCAACGGCCAAATCCTCTTTAGGAACTCCTAGCATGTCCATTGAACGCCTTTCACTAATCGACACGGTCACGGCATCGACCAACTTTGCCGTTAACGTCAATGGACAGGACTACCGGGTTCTCGCCCAGTCCGTTTACGACTACATCATCAATGCTACAGAGGAGTTTGGTGGTGGAGACGGCATTCTTGGTGACAAGACCATTCAATACTTTGCGCCTTCTGCGACTGGCTGGTCTGTAGCTGTTGCGGCCGAAAGCCAGAGCGCATGGCTCGTGATTACGCCCACAGCAGGCTTTGCTACTGGCACAATTACGATGCCGGCATTGATTAACGTGAAGGAAGGTCAGGAAGTGCTGGTAAACTGCACGCAGTCCGTTGGAACACTCACTGTTCTTGGTAATGGCGCAAATGTGATTGGCGCACCTACGTCACTGGCTGCAAACGGCTTCTTCCTGATGAAGTTTGAACCAATTCTGAGTAATTGGTATCGTGTTGGATAACTACTAAATTTATGGGCCTTGCTTTTCAACCTGCTTACAACCTTGGCGTCACGGTTACGCCAGATGTGACCTCTGCCTCTGTGACTCTTGGATTCACTTCTGAGTCCGTTGTGTTCACCAACCTCGGATCAACCGTTGTCTACGTCCGCGTTGGGACTGCGACCTCTGGGACGCCTGCAACGACTGCTGGCTATCCCGTGCTGGTTGGTTCTCAGGTGTCGATTGGAAAGGATCAGGACGATGACACTGTCTCGTTCATCTCGCCCGGTGGCCCTGGCTCACTGCATATCATCCAAGGAATTGGCCTGTAATGATCCGTTTCCTGTCACGGCGCCGGTCCAAGACTCCTGCAACGGCTGGTGGAGTGCCTCCAGTTGTTACATTCACTTACCTGCGTCCCGATGGGACATCTCAGTTCCGGCGCCCTGACGGCACCTCAATCTACATCCGACCCTAGCCATGCCAAATCTCACGGTTTCTTCTGATATTGATTCTTTCCTTCAGTCTGCAAGCAGGCAGGCGGCAATGGATAACCTCGCTGGCGCGGCAACTTCAGGTCAATACTTGAGAGGGAATGGATCTGATGTTGTCATGTCAGCCATTCAGGCTGGGGATGTACCTACTCTGAATCAGAACACGACTGGCACGGCAGCAAACGTCACCGGCACTGTGGCTGTAGCCAATGGAGGCACTAACGCAACAACGGCTCAAGCTGCCATTTCAAGTCTGGGTGTTGGAATGCGTATGGTCGAGGCGCAGACAACGGCTAACATCACCGGTAACATGGTTGGTAATGTGTTTACTGTTGGAGCAGTAGGAGTGTTTGCGACAGATGGATACACTCCAGTGCTGGGTGACATTATTGCGTTTGCACTTCAAACCACAACAACGCAAAATGGGTTTTGGGAAGTCACAACCGTTGGCACTGCTAGTGTTGCTGCTGTTTTTACGCGACCATCTTGGTACACAGGCGTCGTCAAAAATTCGATGTACATGACCCGTTTTGGTTCAGCTCAAAACGGATTTGTTCAAACATTTGTAGGACCGACTGGAACAGGAAACACTGAAATCACTGTTGGGACAACCAACATTACGATGGTTCGCGTTAATTTAAGAGCGTCGCCTGCGAGTCTTGGCACAAACTTGTTTACTGGGTACCAAACCTTTAGGTCAAATGGTGCTGGCGTTAATTCAGTTCCGTTCTTTTTTCAGACTGGGGCAGCATTAATGACCGCACCTCAAGCAAATGCTGTTGAGTGGTTTAACGACCAGATGTATTTGACCAATGCAGCAGGTGTGCGCACAACTAACACAAACCATGTTGCCATTCCTGCCACTGCAACATCTACAGGTCAAGTTGGTCAAATTGCAGTCGATAACGCAGGCAGTTGGCTTTACGTTTGCACTGCTACAAACGTATGGAAGCGAGTGCTTTTGACTACATTCTAACTTTCCCCCGGACAAACGCAGTAAACAAAAACCAATATGGCTAACCAGTTCCTTCTAAAGTATAGCGCCACTTCTGGCGTTGTCCCAACGTCCGCAGAGTTGCCTCTGCGCCAAATTGCCCTTAACACGGCTGATGGGAAGCTCTTCATCAAAAAGACTGATGGCACGATCATCAGCTTTGAGAGCGCGTCCGCCTTTGCCCGTGCAGTACACACCCATGTCATCTCTGATGTCACCGGCCTTCAGAGCGCCCTTGACACGCTGACGAGCGCAGCCGCTGCTGCTCAGTCTGGTGCAGACGCCTCCTTGAAGATCGCTTCCAACCTGAGTGATCTCGCCAGCGTTTCCGCTGCCCGGACCAACCTCAGTGTTGACAGCTCCTCGGAAGTTGACGGTAAGATCAGCACCTCCAAAAGCGCCTCTGATGCCTACACCGACGCCGCCATTGCAGCGTTGATCAATGGGAGTCCTTCGACGCTCGACACCCTGAAGGAAATTGCTGACGCTCTGGCCGCTGGCTCTGACGTCGCAACCGCGCTGGCTTCCAGCATCGCTGCTGTTTCTTCCCGTGTTGACACGCTGGAAGGGCAGAACCTTGACAGCCGTCTTTCGACTGCTGAAGGCGAAATTGACACTCTTCAGAGCGACGTTGTAGCTGCTCAGAGCGCAGCCGACGCTGCCCAGGGCACCGCTGATAGCGCAGTGTCTGCTGCTGCAACGGCACAGTCCGCTGCTGAAGCCGCTCAGTCCACTGCGGATAGCGCCGTTTCGGCTGCCGCAACCGCGCAGTCTGGCGCTGATGCGTCTGCCAAGAAGTCTGCAAACCTCAGCGACCTCGCTGACGCTGCTGCTTCCCGCTCGAACCTGAGCGTTGATTCGTCCGCTGAAGTGGACACGAAGGTCTCGAACGCTGTTAGTTCAGCTTCTAGCACGCTTCAGTCCAGCATCGACGGAGTAAGTGGCCGGGTTACGACCCTCGAAGGTCAGAACCTCGATTCCCGCCTCACCGATGCAGAAGATGCGATCGCTGGCCTGGGCACGATGTCTGCGCAGGATGCAAACAACGTGAACATCACTGGCGGCCTGATCGGCGCCGGTTCCGTTCCTACCGATTCGGGTGTGATTCTCACTGAGAACAGCACTTTGGACGGAGGCACCTTCTCGGGTTTTAATGGCGGGGGTGGTGGAGGCAACACCACTCCCGTGATCGGGGCCTACTTCTACGCCAGCTCTGGGAACGATTGGAGCACGCTTGCTAACTGGTCTGGCGACAGCGCCCGGACTCAGGCGGCAACGCAGCTTCCAGACGGAACCACTGACGTAACACTGCTCAGTTCCGGGTCTGCCGACCTGGATACTTGGACGCAGCCGCAGAGCATTGACATTGGGTCGAATGACCTGACGTTGACCTCGGCGGCCGATCCTTCGGCTAACTTGACCTGTGGCGTTAGCGGCACAACAGGTATCATCACGCTCAATGGCGTGGCGTTTAATCGCTAACACAACTGCGGGGGTGGCTGGCTAAACACCGGCCATCCCTGCTCTTTTTTCTTTCTATTATGGTTCAAAACATCTCAATCGCATGTGACGCCACTTTTGGCGACGGCTCAGAAAACTTTGGCACTGTCACTGGGAACGTGACGTTTCAGGATGGTTCTGCGAACAGTGGGACAGTGACTGGCAATGCTACGTTTGAAGGCACTGCTGAGAACAAGGCAGGTGCAACTATCACTGGCAACGCTACGTTTGCAGAGGGAACAGCAGTCAATAATGGAACTGTGAGTGGTTCTGTTACTTTGTTTGGGCCATTTACAACATGGCTGGCTGCAAACACTGGCGTGAACCAGTACACTGGCGATGGATACAAGAACGGTCAGTGGGCATACAACTCGACTGAACACGCTTCGCAGGATGATGCGCAAGAGGCGGCATATGGCGCATGGCTGGCTGCTAATGTTGGCGTGAATCAGTACAGTGGTGCTGGAAATAACAATGGGAAGTGGGCGTATAACAGCACTGCCTATCACGCAATAGAGGATGCTCTACTTGCTGAAGCTGCTGCTTATAATGCATGGCTTGTTGCAAATACTGGCGTAAATCAGTATAGTGGTAGTGGCCCCAAAAACGGGCAGTGGGCATGGAACCAGGTAGAGTACGCCAGCGAACAAAACGCATTGGTAGCCCAGGACATGGACTTCTCAAACTGGACTTTTGCAAGTCCTGGCATTGTTCATCAGTACTTGGTGGCTGGCGTCCATTACGGGAAGTGGGCTTACAACTACATTGCCTACAGCACGCAGGCTGAAGCGCAGGCTGCCTACGACGCTGCCAATCCTCCTCAGTAACACTTCAACACATCAAGCCGTTGTCCAATCCGGCGGCTTGATTTGTTTTGAGTTAGTGCTACATGAAAGAAATGCCAACGATTCTGTTGAATAACAAAGTAAACGACGGCTCTGCCCCAAGTCCGTCAGACGTAGCTGTTAGGGAACTAGCCATTGACGCTTCCACTGGTTCACTTTGGACCAAGCTCAAGACTGGTCTTGTGCGCAAGATCCTTGCCATCGCAGCTCCTCACGCGGCCACTCATGCCGCTGGTCAGCCTGACGCCATCACGCCCACCTCGATTGGTGCGGCAATGATCGACCACCAGCACACTCCTCTGGATCTCGTGGGCTGTGGCGACATTCTCACTTCCAACGCAGCAGACTTTGCCGCTGCATCGCACAGTCACGGCGTAGGTCAGGTCACCGGGCTATCTGCCCAGCTTGACGCTCTGGCTCAACGCATTTCAGCTCTCGAACAACAAGTTCATCCTCAATGAAAAAGAAGCAGGTAAACCTTTCAGTGTCCAAGGGCGAGAAGCTGCCTGTGTCTAAGGGCGCTGGGCT